GAGTTAGAGCAAGCGCTTAAGGGTGGTTTAGATGAGTGACTACATGAACATGACACTTGAGCAGCTTCAGCAAGAACACGCTGAGTTGCTTCTATTTAATGATGAGTTGGATCGTAAGTGCAAGGCTCACAAGGCAGAGGCTAATAAATATCAAACGAAATGCTGGCACATACAAACTCTTTTGATGAATCCAGTTGATAAAGACATGACATTGAAAGCAATCAAGACTGTGATTGAAAGGGTTGGTGAATTTTAATGACATCAATGAGCGTCGAAAAATATCGCCGTGAAATCTTAAAGCAGTCAGATAAGACTAAGACAGCTAAACGCAATAAGTTCAATGCGCAGAAGATTGGACTAGATGGAATGACATTTGACAGTAAGAAAGAACACAAGCGGTATATCGAGCTTAAAGCAATGCAGCAAAGGGGAGAGATCTTCGGTTTGGAACATCACACTAAATTTGAACTCTCACCCAAAACCAAACTTGAGGGAGAGAAAAGGGCAAAACCTGCATTACGTTATTTTGCAGATTTCACTTACTACAACACCCGAGGTGAGTACATCGTAGAAGATGTGAAGTCAGCTGCAACGAGAAAGTTAGCGAGCTATCGCACCAAGAAACATCTCATGAGCACAGTTCTTGGGATCAGCATCACAGAAGTATAGGAAGATAGAAATGTTAATTGAAAAGTTTGATTTTTTAGAATTGTTGCGACTCGCTATAGCTCAGAGTAACGGTAAAGGGAAAATGACAAAAGATGTGGTGTTGGGTGAAATAGCTTTGATGCCAGTTCATGCTAAGAAATGGGCTGAGCTGCTTTTGGAGCGTGTGGACTTCGAAAGGATCGCAGTTGTCACTGATGCAAAGAAAATCTATGAAACAAATATTATTAACGGGAAGGAATTAAAAAAACGAATTGAAGATATACCTGGGAAAGTTGAATTTAAAAAAGGTGAAATTAATTCTGCAGATTTTTTCCGAGTTCGAAATGTTTTAGCAGGTAAGATCCATAAAGAAATGATCAAAAAGAATTTCAAGCCTAACAATTCTCAAGGTGATATAACCAATATTGCCAAAGGAATTGCAGAGGTGGTTTTACGTGGACGTTTATTCACTAAAGCGATGTGTAGTCATTGCCAAGGTATAGGTAAGCTTGAGCTTTATAACGAAAAGGGTCATCCAAATAATTCTAAATTTTGTGAAAAGTGTAAAGGAACTGGAAAACGCCCTTATACATTGCATGAAAAGATCACTATCGCGAATTTAAAGGTTTCTAAGTCTGGTTACTCTGAACGGTATGAATCATATGAGTTAGTGGCAGAAGGCTGTATTGAGAATTGGGAAAATAGCATTAGAAATTGTTTAGCACGATCTTTTCATTTTGAACCAGAAGCAATTTTACTAGCTTGACATAAACAGAACGGTTCAGTATAAGTATTTCTAAAATGGGCGCTTTATGAATTGGTCGCCCTGAAAGAATTTGAAAGCTCGCTAAATGCGGGCTTTAACTTTAAATGGATAATAAAAAGTGACTGAAATTGAGGCTGTAATTGAGGCTGCTAAGATTCAAGCTAATTCCACTTTTATGGCTGCAATTATCGCTGCAATTGGATTGGGTTTAGGTGTTGTTGCATCATGGTTTACGGGGCTTCATTTACAAAAGAAAGATAAGATTGCAGAAACACGAAGGGAGGTTTACTCTCAACTTATAGAAACATATAGTACTTTAACTGCTGTTTTATCGATTTTAATTCTTCACCCAAATGAAGCTCAGCAAAAATATACAGATGCTATAACAGCTTTTTCAACATCCTTAGATAAGGCAATGTTTGTATGTGAAACAAGTACTAAAAAAGAAATAGTTCAGTTTCTAAGTTTTTTCCTACCAGCAATGTCTATTTTCTCTGATAAGCTATTCAATTTTTTACAAAAATTTGAAGAATTAATGTTAGAAAATGAAAAGCACCAAAATGTACTTAAAGAGTTTACAGATATTAGATTAAAAATTACGGATATTAAAATTGATAATCCACAAGATCAAAGGATTCAAAATATTTTAAATTTACTTAACGAAAAGATTTCTGAAACTAAAAAAATTGTTGAACAGTTATCCAAAGTTGAAAATGAATACAAATTAAAAATGAAAGAACTTCATGATGAACAAAATGAGATCAATGAACAGATAACCGATAAAGCCCTTTCAGTTATGTATTTATTGAGACAAGAGATTGGCATCAAAAATGATATTAAACAGGATTTTATTCTTAACCAAATGATTAAAAATATTAAGCATTAGAAATTTACACTTTAATAGTTAAAACAAGCCACCTTAGCGGTGGCTTTTCTTGTTTGGAGGCCTTATGCATCAAAACATTGATAATGAGATACGTGATACTGAACAAGAATTAAAGCATTTGGGAAGCTGCACAACGAAAGGTTTAACGGATGAACAGATCGCTCAACAAGATGAGCGATTTTTTTTGGCCATAGAAAAATTAAAGTGGCTTAAAGGTCGCCGTGATGTGAGGGTATTTGAATGGAAGCCGATAAATATCTACAACTCACGAGAAAACGTCAACCCAAAGCAAAGCCACGAAATAAACCATTGCCGAAAGCGAATGAAAAATACTTAGAAGCTTTTGAGGATATTGAACGTGCCTTACAGATTTTGGATATTAAGTACGAAAAACTATTTCAGTTTGAATCAACTAAGCATTGGCGCTTTGACTTTCATTTAATTGAATATCGAATTCTAGTTGAAATTTCTGGTGGACCTTGGTCGGCAGGCAGAAAAAGAAAACGAATTTCTCATGATGCTGATCGTGAGGACACGGCATATAAGATGGGATTTACCATTGTTCGTTTGGAATCATCAGCTAGATTTAAAATTAATGATTCTGGTCCATTACAGATACAAGCAGGCTTTGCGCATCAATGGCTTAAAAATTTAAAGAGGCATATATTTAATGAGCCAAATAAGACCATTTCCACCAACTGAACTTATAGATCTAGCAGAGGAAGAGGAAGCGATTCGAATAGCGCCTGCACCTGATTTAAAAGAGTGGGTGGTTGCTAATTATCTCACTGTAGATGCTGAGTTATACAATCCTGATCATGACCATATCGCTGAGCTGCTGCACGACAATGATGAGTTTTTAGCATTTGCTTGGGCATCACAAGCTTGTACGGTCAAAAAGCAAATGGTGCTTGGGCAGTGTGAAAAAGTCATGTTTAACGTTGGTGGATGGCGTAAAGCTCGACAAGAACAACAAATGCGAGACTGGTTTGGTTTTGTACCTGTTTACTTGATTACCATCGATGCAAGTTTTTGCGAACAAACTTCAGATCGTGAGTTTTGCGCTTTGATCGAGCATGAGCTTTATCACATCGGTGTGGAGCGTGATGCTGATGGTGAGATTATCTATAGTGATAATACTGGACTGCCTAAGCATTTCTTAGCTGGTCACGATGTAGAAGAATTCATAGGCGTAGTCAAACGACATGGAGCAAGTGAAAACGTTAAGCGACTCGTAGAAGTGGCGAAGCAAGCGCCGTTTGTATCTGATCTAAGCATCACCCGATGTTGCGGGACATGCGTTATAAGTTGAGCCGATGGGCTCATTTTTTTTGCCTATTTAGGTGGACGTAGGTGGACGGATGGTAGTTTATGGCAGCTCTAAAAAAAGAGATAAAACTCTATATAGTTCGGTCGCTTGCTATCTTTAACACACCATCAGAAACAGTGGAACTTGTCCACCAAGAATATGGGGTGAAAGTTACTAAGCAGCAGTGTGAAAAATACGACCCAACAAAGCGATCAGGCGAGAACCTTAGTGAAGAGTTGAGAATTGATTTTGAAAAAACTCGTGAAATGTTTTTGGGTAAGCCTGAGGCAATTCCAATTGCGAATTTAGCAGTGCGTCTACAGCGATATGAAAGCCAATATCAAAAGCATAGTAAAAATCGTGTGGCAGCGCTAAGTATTCTCAAACAAGCTGCAGAGGATATGGGCGGAAAATATACCAATAAGACTGAGTTTACTGGTGCAGATGGCCAGCCTTTAAACCCTGAGCAAGTTACTCATGTTGTAGCTACGCCTGAACAGATAAGGCAGGCAATGGATGAACTCGAAAGTAAATACTAGTCTGCTTGAAATGCAATTAGAACGAGAACGCTGTGAGAAAGAACATTTATTCTTTACACGGCGTTTTTTCTTGCCGCGAATGGGCTTTAAATTTTCAGTCAATTGGCATCATGAATATATTGCAGACAAGATTGATCAGGTCATATCAGGAAAAGTTAAAAACCTTGTCATTAACGTTCCACCTGGATCAGGTAAAACTGAATTACTGACTAATCTAATTGCCCGTGGTTTAGCTAGAAATGCTCGATCACGGTTTTTATATTTGTCGTTTTCACAGTCATTGGTTGAGGACGTATCTGCCACGGCGCGAAACATTGTCAAATCTGTAGATTTCCAAAGTTTATGGCCAGTCAAAATATCAACCAGTACAGATGCTAAGTCGAGTTGGAAAACTACCGTTGATGGTTACGATGCTGGGCATGTTTATTCAGCTTCGATGGGTGGGCAGGTCACTGGCCGCCGTGCAGGCACGTTGGCAAATGACGGGTTTACAGGTGCCATCATTCTTGATGACCCATTAAAGCCTGAAGATGCTTTTAGTAAATCGGCTCGTAAGAAGGCCAATCGTAAGATCCTGAACACGGTCAACTCTCGTAAGGCGAAGTCAGACACACCAATTATTTTGATCATGCAGCGCTTACACGTTGAGGATCCAACTAATTTTGTGATGACAGGCAATGTACCTGGGGAATGGGAACAGATCAGCATTCCTGCTTTGATTGACGATGATTATATTGATCAATTGCCTGAGCATATCCGTTGTAAAGTTCCTCGTGATGTAGAACGAGATCAACACGGACGCCAAAGTTATTGGCCGCTTAAAGAATCACTAGAATCATTACTGCAGCTTGAGAAAGGCGGTGAAGATAAAGATGGTGCAACAGTATCTCGATATACATTTGCAAGCCAGTACATGCAGAACCCTAAAAAGCTTGGCGGTGATCTAGTTAAGTCTGAATGGTTCGGACGTTACTTGGAATTACCACTCCTTAAATGGCGAGCGATATTTGCAGATACAGCACAGAAAATTAAAGAGCATAACGATTTCTCAGTTTTCTTATGTGCTGGTCTAGGTTACGACAATAAGCTTTATATCATCGATGTGCATCGCGGGAAGTGGGAAGCACCAGAGCTTATAAAAGAAGGTAAGAAGTTCATCAATAAACATAAAGCGGGTGATACCAAAATCGGGAATCTACGCTATATGGCAGTTGAGGATAAAGCCAGTGGTACAACTTTAATTCAAACCATTTCAAGAGAAACAACTATCCCGATTAGAGCAATCCAACGAGATACAGACAAACTCGTTAGGACTATGGACGTTGTTTTCTATGTGGAAGATGGATTGGTGATGTTACCCGCTAAAGCGCCGTGGTTATTAAATTACATCGAAGAAATAGAAGGTCTAACAGCGGACATGACACATGACCACGATGACCAATGGGACCCAACAATTGATGCGATCGAAAATATGGTTGTGAATCCTTACGACCTTTTAGATTAAGGAGAATATCTTGGAAGAGCGCAATCAAACACAAGCGCCAGTCATTGTGAATGATGGTGCTTATGTCAACTTTGTATCGAATCTCAATACAAGCCGCGATAAGTCATCACATGGCCATTTTGCGAAAGAAACCAATCTTACTGATTATGATTTCGAAGCGGTTTATCAAGACTGGCTTGCCAAGAAAATCGTTAATCGTCCCGTGTTGGATATGCTTCGGGCTGGTTGGTACTTCAATGGTTTGGAGGATGGGCAAATACTCAAGATCAGTGATGAAATTAAGCGCCTGCGTTTAGTCGAGCGATTGGCGAAGCTTCTGATTTGGTCTCGTTTATATGGTCGAGCGTATTTGGTATTTGGATTGGCAGATGGTCTGCCATTGGATCAGCCTTTTGAGATTGAAAAGTTACGACAAGGTGGGCTTCAATTTTTCACAGTTCTAAAGAAATCCAAAGTACAGGCTTTAAATCAGGAATATGTACCTTTAGAACTGAGTGCTGGTGAACCAGAACAACCAATGTATTACCAAATTAGTAATGGCAATGGTACTCAAAGCAAAATTCATCATTCTCGAATCATGTGTGTGAAACACGGCGATGAGGGCGAGTCACTGTTGTTGGCCATCTATTACACATTGCGCAATTACATCGCAACTAATGCGGGTGCAGCAAGTCTAGTACACGAAGCAAAGATAGATGTGATTCGTACACCAGATCTAATGATGAAAATCATTGATCGTACTAAAGACATGATGGAGCGATTTGGGGCAGCAGCTCTGCTTAAAAGTATCAATGGGATGCTTGTCATTGATAAAGATGAAGAGTATGAGTCCAAGTCTTACACATTTGGCGGTTTGCCTGAGCTTATGCGAGAGTTTGGCCAACAAACTGCAGGTGCTGCTGATATGCCTTATACGTTGCTATTTGGTCAAACCACATCTGGCTTAAACAATAGTGGTGAGTTCGATTTGCGAAGTTACTATGATCGAATCAACACAGAGCAGAACTGGACATTACGACCCATACTAGAACGGATTTTCCCCGTGATATTTAAAAGCCTGTTTGGAGCAATACCAACAGGCTTTAATTTTGTGTTCTACCCACTATGGCAGCTAGATATTAAAACTAGGTCAGAAGTAGAAAAAAACAATACTGAACGTGACATCAAATATTTAGAAAAAGGAATCATCACTGAGGCAATGATTGCAAAGCAGCTTCAGCAAGATGGTACTTACGACTTTTTAGATGATGCTCATATCCAAGCGCTCGAAGATTTGGCGGGGCAAATAGATGACGATACTCAACAACCTTAAACCGCTAATTCAGCAAGCTCATAAAGCCAAGAAAGGAAGAAAAGCTAAACCACAACCAATTTTTATATCCAAAAAAACTGAAGTTGAATATTACAAAGCACTTTTGTCGATAAGCCATCTATGTCAAAAGGGTGTCAAAGATGATATTGAACCTATGTTGGCATTTAACATGGGGGATTCGATTGGGATTAATATTGGTGATGGTATATTTTCAAGTGTTAAAAATGCACTGGGAAATCTAAAACAGAAAATCACGAATAGTATTGATCTGATAGCAGCTCAACTTGCGACACAAATCGTTTTGAAGCAGAAGAAAGCAAGTGATAAGCAAATTGGAGAGATGCTTTACAAGTCTACAGGGTTGGATTTTACTGGCTTGATGCGTGATGAGGATCTGCAAGATGCGGTTGATAGTGCAATAGCTGCAAACGTGTCTCTAATCCAGTCAATTCCAAAGCA